GTTGACTACGTCGTCGATGCTCACGCCCAGCAGGCTGGTGACAGCGCGCACGTCCTTCTTGCCGATGGCGTCGCGCAAAGGAGCCAGCTCCTTCGCCATCCGCTCGGCCTCCGCCTTCTGAGCCCTGGCCTCGCGCTCGAGGCGGGTCAACTCCCGCAGGGGCACCGACTGGCGCTTAGGCGCAGCCTTGACCTCCTCCTTGGGCGCAGGAGTGCCCTCGCCCGTGGTGGCGACGGGCGGGGCGGGGGCAGTGGTGGGCGCGGCGGCTTCTGCGGTGGTCATGTCCAGCTCTTGCTTCAGGCTGGAATGGCCCCGCTGACGCGCTACATGACCGGCGGCACGGGTGGCACTGGCTCAGGAGCAGCGATGCCCAGCGCAGGCCCCACACCCTCAGGCAGCGGGCCGGGCATCGGCCCAGGAGGGCCAGGAGGCATAGGGCCAGGAGGCATAGGCGGCATCGGTGCGGGCATCGCGCCCGGCTGCTGAGGAGCCTCGGGCGGCTCGAGCATTTCGTTGCACCGGGCGACATAGCGCCGCATGAGGTCCAGGCGCTTCTCGGGCGCGCCGTCCAGCTTGGCCACGAGATACGCCTGCATGACCCGCGCGCGGGCGATGCTCAGGTCGGAGTAGGGCTCCGGCCGCTGGGGCGTGCCGTCCTCGACCATCAACTCAATCGAGCGGTCGACGATATCCAGCGTGGACGTGATGAGCGAGACCGTCGAGGCCGTGTCGGGCAGCTCGAGGAGCTGCAGGTATTGGGCTTTGTCGATTGCCTGGTCCTCGTAGAGCTCGCGGACATACTGCTTCTTTGCCCCTGGGGTCGTGGGCATGCTCGAGACCGGCATCACGCGCACGATGAATCGGTTCTTCCCGAGGTCGACCCGCTTCCAGTCGATCGACTTGAGGAACTTCTCCCCGGGGACCTGCACTGAAACCTTGCGGTCCTGGTACAGCTCGTCGGCTGTGTCGACGATGCACTCAGCGAGGCGAACGTGGAACTGCTCCCACCTCTGCCCGACGGTCGCGAAGCGCATGTCCTCGCGGTCGAGCAGCTCTCGCATGGCCACCGCGCTCCCGACGCCCTCCGGCTTCTCGGCGCTGGCAGACAGCTGGCTGATACCCGTCTTCTGGAACGCGCGCTCAATCCAGGTTTGCAGGTCCTGGTACATCTCGGGAGAGGCCCCCTTGCCGACGGTCTCGTAAACCGCCGACTGTGGCGACCCGCTGACCTTCACAACGCTGGCGACGAGGTTCTGGATGTGGTCCTCATTCACGAGCCCGTCCTGCACGTACAGGCGAGGGACGCACATCAACTTCTGCCCCTCGTCGATCACCTCGATGAGGTCCTTGATCTTCATTTGGAGCGGGAGCAGCTCCTCGGCCAGCGAGCGCCCCCACATCCCCACGATCGGCGGCTGCCAGCTCCACATCGGGAAGGGGAACGTGGTCCGCTTCCACTTCTTCGACGTCAGCACGCCGTCGTCGTCCTCAATCGCGACGATGTACCGACCGTCATCAGCGCCGCGCTTCGAGGCCCGGTGCCAGCCGTGCCAGACTGGGATCATCTCGGACGCCATCGGCGTGTAGCCCTCGGTCTCGCCCGGCCGCGCGCCCTTCGCCCGCTTGATTGCAGCGGCTGCCTTCGGGAACAGCCTAAGCAGCACCTGCCGATGGATGTGCTTCTTGCGGAACAGGTTCCACAGGCCGCGGAGACCGTGCATCGCCTCGGTCTCGTCAAACAGCAGCTCGTCCGGGACCACCCGCTCTACCACTACCTCGTCGGTGTCGCTGTCCCCGCAGACATACGGAGCCCCGGAACCGAATAGCGTCGCGTCGACGAACACTCTCGCCGCCTCGTTCGCGTGCCAGTCGTTCGCGTCGAGGATGCCATCCACCAGTTGGGTCAAATCGCGGCTCTGCTTCTTCAACGACCACACGCCCCGCTCGGTCAAGAACTGCGCCCGGGGTCGGCTCCTTCCAATCTTGGCCGCGACTGTGTCGATGCAGCTTTGGATAACGTTGAACGTTAGGTAGACGCCGCCGTCGTAGACATCCGCGACGCCGAAGTCGTAGATCGACTGCAGGTCCTGGTTCGCGTACAAGCGAGCGTGCATGAGGTTTCGCCTGCGCCGGGCCGCCTGCGCCATCTCGATCGCCTTCGCCGTGGAGATGGCCCGCTTCGCGGCGTCCTTGGGGTCGCTCTCCTCGTGCCACAGCAGGTCGTCGGGGTGGTAGCTCACCGGAGCACCTCCTCAGCGACCCGCCGGTCGCCCAGCAGCCGCCGCTCCAACGCCTCCACCTGCTCGACCGAGGTCATCGTGCGTGCCGGGGTCGGCACAGACGCAGTCACCGACCGCGGCTCAGGGCCGAGCACCAGGCGGATGCCGTGCACCTCCAGCGAGAGCACGCCGCGTGCCCGGCAAATGTCGATCAGCTTCTCGAGCGCCTCGAGGTCCATCGCCCCATGGCGCGGATGGCCCCGTAACGCAGCAAATTAACGGCAATGCCGATAATTCAGCGCATTAGGCGGCTCGCGTCCCGGCGCTTGACTTTGTCCAGCCAGGTCCGCCCCACCTCGGCCGCCCTGGCTGCGTGCCGGCGTGCGCGCTCTGCCTCCTGCGGGTCGGCGACCGGCAGTTGTGGCCGCGCGAGGAATGCGAGGCACGCACGGTAGGCGTAGAGGACGGCGTCGCAGACGTCGCTGTGGTAGCGGTCGCTGACCTTGAGCACGCACTTCGCCTTGCTGTCCATGTCCCAGGTCACGAGGCGCGCGTCCTCGGCGAACCGGCTCGACGGTGAGGCGAAGAAGCGCCCGCTCCTCAGGGCGTCGTTCAGCAGCTCGATGTGCTCGGCCTTCCGGACCTTCTCGGCTGCCTCGCAGGGTATCTGCCACCTGACTCTGAGTTCCTCGACGATCTTCCTGCCCAGGCCGCCCGAGTCGACCCACGTCGCCATCGGTTTGTAGCGCTGCCAGACCTCGCGCACCCGCTCCCCGAGTTCGGTCACGCCCGCTCTGCTGCCGACGTGCTCGTAGACGAGGTACACCGACGGCGAGTGCGGCTGCCACGCAAGTACGGCGATGGCGTCTGAGTCCTCGAACCCGAGGTCGACGCCCATCACGTAACGCCAGTCGCCCGGGCCCAGGCCGCCGTCCCAGATGCAGGCGTCCGACCAGCGGAACACGAGCGCGTTCTGGTCGTCCACCCACTCGCCGCAGAACTCCCGCCGATACGTGGGGTCGTCCTCAGTCCAGCCGTGCTCTGCTCTGACCTCGGCGAGTAGTTGGCTCACCGGCTTACCCGACAGCCGCTCGAGCCACGGGTTGTCCCGCATCGTCCACTGGTGGCGCTCCCACTGCCCCTCGCCGTGACAGGCCCGGTAGAACAGCCCGACTCTGGCAGCCCCGGGCGTGCCGATGAGAGCCAGCGAGCCGTCGAAGTCGAGCAGGGCGGGGCTGATGATGTCGTGGACGAGCGGCTTCAGGATGCGGTCGGGTATCGACTGCGGCTCGTCGATGGTCGCGCTCTTGAAGCGCTTGCCGCGGATTTTCTCGATCTCGCGCTCGGTGTTCGCTCCGGTGAGCACGATGTCCGCCCCGTGGGGCATGCGCAGGATGAGTTCGGCGTGGTTCGGGCTGCCGCCCAGCCCATACTCCTCGTTCAGTCGCAGCAGTTCTGGCCACAGAATCTGCTTCGCGTTCAGTCGAGTGAGCGTGACGTACAGCTGCGGGGCGTACGGCTCCCGCATGGCGTGCAGGAGCTTGCGTATCGCCTCGCCGACGGTCTTGCCCGCACGCCTGGAGCAATCGGCCACCAGGCGGCGGGCGGTCGACTCGACGAAGCGGCGCTGTGGCCCGAAGCAGAGCGCCTCGGGCCGGAACTCACTCGTCTTGCTTCGGCGAGCGTGCTCGCTTGCCAGCGCCTCGAGGAGCACTCTCGGTATCGGCATCGTCGTCCATCTCGACCACGTCTCGTGGGGCGAGCAGGGTCATGATGACCCGCCCTGTGGACCGCTCCTTCGCCCGCAGCACAGCCGCAGGAAGCAGGTTCATCTCGAACTCGTCGCCCGACAATTCGCGGCGCATCTTGCCCCAGAACGCCGTCTCCGATCCGAAGCGTACCCGGGTTATCATCGCGTCGCCTTGATTGCCACCACTCGGCGGAGCGGCACCAGCTCGATGTCGTTCTCAGCACGCCACAGCCACACGAAGCCCTCTTTGACCTCAGCGACCTTGACGACGCAGTCGGGCCCGATGGGCACTGGGCCGTTGCTCGCCGTCGGCTTACCGTCGACGGCCACGACCGCTCCCTCAAGTTCCACGTACACAAGGCGCATAGGGCGCGGCTGCTGCGGGACTGGCTTCTTCTGTGTCTTCTTGCTCATGTCTGTTCTCCTGCTCATTCCCAGATCATTGCCGGGTTGAATCTGACGGTTACCCCGCTCCTCTGCAGCCGCTGCACCAGCTCCCAGCCTGGTCCCAGCCCCAGCGGCCAGTGCGTCGCCCAAATGCGCTCGTCCTCCTCGGGGTCGGCCTGCGCTACCCTGGGCAGCGCGGCTCTCAGCAGCTGCAAGGCAAACCCACGGCGGCGGTACGCCTCCTTGACATAGGTCCAGTGGACCGTGTGCGGCGGGCGGTAGCAGACCCAGCCCAGTACCAGGCCGGGGTCGTCAGCCGGCACCAGACAGAGCACGAGGCTCGTGCCGTACGCTTGACCGATGGCCATCCGCTGCGTGCGAATGAACGTCTCGAGGTTCGGCGCTCTCGCAAACCGGGCGTCACTGTACGAGCGGCGCCACGAGTCCAGGACCAGCACCTCGTCGTCGAGCGAGCCGGGGCGAATGTTTACGCCGTCGCTTTCCTTACCCCGCGTGGTGGGCGCGCTGACGTTTGCCATTGGGCTCCGGCTCAGCGAGAAGCTTGGCGAGCATCTCGTCATGCAGTTTCTTGGGGTCCAGCTCTTTGAGGCGCCGCCACTCGTCGGCCGCACAAGCCTGCGTGGCGTGCAGGTAGTGGGTCAGCGAGATGCGGTCCTTGACGTCGAGCTCTCCCCCGCGGCAGCACGCCAGGATGCGCTTCGCCTCGATGGCCATGGCCTCGAGGAGCGTGTCCTGGACGTCCAGCGCGGAGGTGCTCATTCACCTATGGCGGCACTGGCCCCCGTGCCCTCAGCCTCATGGCGTACGCGCACGCCTCCTTGTGGGTATGCGCGCGCCGCTTGATGCCGTAGACCAATCGCCGGCCCCAGTGCGTGAAGGGCGTCGCCCCCTCCGCCTCGAGCACGTGGCGGATGCGTGTCGCCAGTGGCGACCCGCCGTGCCGGTCGATGTGCTTCCGCACGACCGCGACCACCTCGTCCCGCCTGACAACGTGGTCCCACAGGCCGGTGATGTCGTAATGCGCGAGGATGGCCGCGAGAAACTCCTCGTGCCACGCCTCTCGCCGCTCGAGCCTGTACGCCAGCGCCTCCCGAATTCGCATTGGCCCCCTATTTTGTGATATCACAAATTCGCAACTGCGCCTTTAGCGCCAGTCGCAACGCCTCAGTGAGCGTGAGTTTCGCCCCTGCCACACGCTCGAGGCTGGCCCTCAGCGCATCGGCGGCGAGCGTCTCTGCGTCGGTCAGGCGCACCAGCACCTGGACGCCGCCCCTGTAGTAGCCCGTCGGGTCGTGCGGTCGGCCGCGGCGTGGGCGAGCGCCGAGCATGACCCCTCGTGCCCGGGTCAGCACGCGGGCGATGCGCTTGCGGGCTCCGCCGCTCTCGGAGCCCAGCACGCGACGGGCGATCTCGCGGTCCCGGTGCCCCTCGCAGTGCAGCTCCCAGATTTGCCGGTCCTGCCGGCTGTCCCACCCGTGCTCCCACAGGAACCGCCGTGCCTCGTCGAGATAGGCTGCGGTGTCCGCGTCGCCAGGCCGGCGG